TTCGTTAATCATATAACGAGTTTGTCCTTCCAGGGTGGATGGATCACAACCGTATTTATCGCAGAACTTACCAAGGTTATTGTAGCGTCCTACTGAGGTCCACTGAATAAGACCATAACCCCCACTATGGCAAGCGTTGTAAGGAACTCTAGCCCCTCCCTCGCATATGTTGGGAATGAACTTGCTTTCCTGTTTAATGTTACCCATGATCGTTGCAAGAGCATTACGATCGGTGATCTTGGTGTGTTCTTGGAGTTGTGCGAGGACATACTTTTCGTTAGGTGAACAGTCTTCGCATTTCCAAGTGGGAGTATATTCTTCGACAGTGATCTCCACAGATTTAGGTGCTGGTGGAGGTGTCATTGCGCTGTAAGTGGCAAAGGCAGTGGCTGCCATCGCTGTCAAAGACAGTGCTGTAGTCATGCGTTTCATTGCGACAGACCATATAGTAACACAGTATGTAGCGGGCGTCAACCCCTATATACTGCAGCACTGGATACCGTTATGAAATTAAACACAGACGACATCTCAAGACTCATCCGTGCCTGCCGCATGTATCAGGACAATACTGGGTCAGAATACCTGTGGGATGAATACGAACATCTCATCCACAAACTAGAGTATTACGAAGAAGAGAACTGCACAGAGTGAGGGATCACTAACAGATACCTTAAGATATACCAAAGAAGTTGTTACAAATACTTATTGACAACTAGATAAAGTAGATGCTACGAATCTATGAAGTTTCTATTCGCATTGCTTGCTACACTCTTTCTTGCTACACCTGCTTGGGCTGTAGATGTTATGATGGGTGCCAATGGCAACCTAGTTTTTGAACCAGCAGAAGTTACAATTGCTGCAGGAGAATCGGTTCACTTTGTAAACAACATGCTTCCACCTCACAATGTGATTGTGGAAGACCACGATGAACTCTCACATGATGCACTCGCACTGATGCCTGGTGAAGAGTTCGATGTAACCTTTGCTGATGCTGGTGACTACACCTATTGGTGTGCTCCACATAAAGGTGCTGGTATGATTGGCACGGTACATGTAGAGTAATGAAAAAACTAAACAGTCTGGTCTTAGACACTACTGTTGCAATCTTAGACTTTCTCTATCAAGGGAGAGACTATCCACGGTTTTGGGTGCTTGAGGAGATTGCTCGGGCACCCTATTTTGCATTCTTAAGTGTATTACATTTTCGTGAAAGTATGGGTCTTCGTGGTCCTGAGCATCTATATTTGATGAAACAGCACTTCGAGCAGAGCGTCAATGAAACAGAACATCTTGAATATATGGAAAGCAGGGGCGGTAATGCTTATTTTATCGATCGCTTTGTTGCCAAACACCTCGTCCTTATCTATTATTGGGTCAATGTGGTTTATTACTGGGTGGCTCCTCGTAATGCATACCATCTGTCTTACGAAGTAGAGATCCATGCAGCAGAGACTTATGCAAAGTATCTTGCTTTACATGGTCACGATGACAAAATCCTTGAGATTTTAAATGATGAACTACATCACTCAAAAGAATTACAGGATGCAATGGAGTTGATCAATGTTTAAAGATTGGGGTAAGGGTGTAAAACCACCCAATCATGTGACAAAAGAAGAGGTTCAGGAGATGATCGATGATGCCATACGAAAGCACAATCGTAATGCTTCGATTATTTCAATGTGTGTTGGTTGGGTTGTTCTTGCACTTTTTGCTGAGGGTCTCCTTCGACTCATTGGAGTAATACCACCGCTACTACCATGGTTGAAAATAACATTATAATTATAGAATGGATAGGCATTATCCTTGCCTTGATATTTGGCGTGACCATGTTCTGTCAAGGTCATGCTATCTTCCATGGTAAATATGGTTATAAGCACACCGAGCGTGAACAGAAAAAAATGTCTGACGCTCGCAAACAAGTAGAGGATTTATTTAAAAAATGAAAGTAGGAATGATTGGTCTGGGTCGTATGGGTGAGGGTATGTCCCGCCGTATGATTGCAGCAGGACACGAAGTACATGGGTATCGCAATAATGTTCAAAAAGCTGAAGCACAATATGACAAGGGTTATATCAGTGGATATACCACTTCTGTGGAAAGCCTTGTTCAAGTAGTTCATAATGGGAGAGGCGTCTTTGGTGATGATGCTTTTGTCCCAGGTGTTTTTATGATGGTCGTGCCAGCAGAAACTGTAGAGGAGACACTCGATGAGTTACTACGACATTGTAGTGAAGGAGATATTATTATTGATCATGGCAATAGCAATTTTAAGGACAGTAGGCAGCGAGCAAAGCGTTGTGCAAAACTGGGCATCGCGTATCTTGACTGTGGTACTAGTGGTGGTGTGTATGGTTTGGAGCGTGGATTCTGTCTCATGGTTGGTGGCGGAAGCTCGGCAGTCGATGTATGCCGCCCTCTCTTCGATGCGCTCTCGCCAGGTATTGGTGCTGCCCCAAGAACAGGTGACGATTACATCTGGTATCCAGAAGAGTATGGATGGATCTATGCAGGAGAAGCAGGGGCAGGTCACTTTGTAAAGATGGTTCACAATGGAATCGAATACGGAATCATGCAAGCATACGCAGAAGGATTTAATATCCTGCATAAAGCTAATGCTGGGGCAGCATACGTTGCTGCAGGTGATGCTGAAGTTGCTCCGATGGACAACCCAGAAGACTATTGCTACGACATTAACGTTGCTAAAGTGGCTGAGTGTTGGCGTCGTGGTAGCGTGGTTGGCAGTTGGTTGCTTGACCTTACCGCTGATGTACTACGCAGCGATCGAGAGCTTAGCAAGTTCGATGGGGGAGTATCAGACTCTGGTGAAGGGCGTTGGACTGTTCACGCTGCTGTGGATCTTGGCGTACCCGCTCCTGTCATCTCTGGTGCTCTGTGGGCACGTTTTGAGTCGCGCCGTCTTGGTGCTTTCACAGCCAAGGTTTTGAATGGAATGAGAGCTATGTTTGGTGGTCATGACGTTCGCTGATGTCTTACTTTGGGCAGCAATACCCTTTGTATTATCCACAATATATTTCGGGCACCGAAAAGGTGAAAATAACTACTACGAATCAGACGACTACGATGGAAACGGAACCGCGCACTAAGGGAATTGTTATCTTCGGAGCAACGGGAGACCTATGCAAGAAGAAACTAATACCTGCACTATACAAACTTTGGGAGAAAGGTCTTCTCCCAGATAACTTTTTGATTACTGGTTGTGCTAGACGAGCACCAACAGCACAACAATGGAAAGAATCTTTGGGTGATTATCCTGATGAATTTCTACATCATCTAGACTACGTTTCTGCAGACCTGGATAATGTTGATACTCTTTCTAATCTTCCCAATTATCTAGACGACAATACTTATTTCTTGTCCGTACCGCCAGAAAGATATGCGAATGCTATCATCAATCTCAAAGAAGCAGGAAGACTCGACGACCCAGACCACTCCAGGGTGGTTATCGAAAAACCCTTTGGACACGATTATAAATCTGCTGATCGTCTACAGTCTGTGGTGGAGCGAAATCTACGCGAGAAGCAAGTCTATCGCATTGACCATTATCTTGGCAAAGATACTGTTAATAACATACTTGCTACTAGGTTTAGTAATATATTTCTGGAACCACTTTGGAATCGCCAGTACATAGATGAGATCCAGATCTTTGCTTCCGAGACTATTGGATGCGAAGGACGTGCTCAATACTATGAAACAGCAGGTGCCATCCGTGACATGCTGCAGAATCACATCCTACAGGTACTAGCACTTATTGCTATGGAACCACCTTGCAGAATGGATGCTAGGGAAATCAGACGCGAGAAGACAAAAGTCTTAGCCGCCACTAAAATGAGCGACAACGTTATCTTTGGTCAATATGCAACCTATAAGTCCGAGTCAGGCGTTGATCCTGATAGTAACACTCCTACCTATTTTGCTGGTAGCCTATTCGTTGACAACTGGCGTTGGGAAGGAGTTCCTTTTAACGTCATGACTGGTAAGAAACTACCATACCAATGTGTAGAGGTAGTAATCAAACTCAAAACACCACCGCTGAAGCTCTATGACAACGAGATTAATGATCGTATTGTTATGCGTCTACAGCCTAATCCCCATCTCGATATTCGTATGGACATTAAGTCGCCTGGACTTAGTGACGAGTTGGAAGTAGCAACTCTAACACACGACTACCCACAAGACAGAGCAATTGATGGTTATGAAAAACTTCTTTACGATGCTATCAATGGAGACCAGTCACACTTTGTCCATGCTGAAGAAGTCATGGAGTCCTGGAGAATCGTTGATGATCTTCTCTGTACTGGTGACTCTTGTCCCATTCGCACTGCTCCTTATCTCTATACTGGTGGATGGGGTCCGCAACACAAAACAGACTTCATAACTAAATGGGACTACCCAGCATGATACTAGAATTTGCTAGATTTTGTGGAAGAACACTAAACAATCCATGGTGCTTAGGCGTCATGGGGTTACTTTTAGTGTTCGTACCTATCCTAGGTATGCACTTGGTTCATAAATATGGGTGGGAACACTGGGAACCTTTCGATAGGAGTCACAAATGAACCCCGTTATCTTAGTCGGGTGTTTTACGCCCCTCATCATCATCTTCATCGTGATGAAACTTGCCGTTTGGGTTGAAGCCGTTAATGCCGAGACTGATTATGTCAAACGAGAACCATTACGAAAACGAGGACCCTTCGTGGAAAATCCGTATGCAGATGTTGATGAGGAGGAAGAAGAATATGGAGATCGCACAGACTATCGATGATGCTCTGTATGAATGGTATTCAGAACAAGGTCGTCCTGTTCCTCAATGGAAGAAAGAAAAGTATTCGTGGTGGAGAGAATACTTGATTGAACTAGGTCTGGATCCTAACAACCCATGAATGAAGAAGATGATTACGATTACCAAGTAAGTCTGAGGATAGAAGACATTCATCTTCTACATCATTGTGTGCTGAAAAGAATTGAAAATTGGGAAGGTTCTCCTGCTCGTCATCCAACCGAGCAGGAGCATTTGTGGTATCTAAGAGATTCCCTATATAGAATGATTCTAGAATACAAGTTTGAGAACCTCTAGTGTATCGAGAAGATCATCTCAATAAAAAATCGAACGAGTGCGCCGACCTTTGGAGGGAGTGGGAACGCTTGTGGCGAAAAAAGCATTAGGAGCACAGGACGCTAGAAAAAAATGGTGTCAATGTGCTGACGAATTAGGGGAGATGGTATCACACGAAGCAAAGATCAACCCTAGATATAATAACTTGAAAATGGAATGGAATGAACCTCCTCCTTCGCCCCCTGAATGATATAAATGACCCCGTGTGGAGTGTGATAATTAGCATTATCATACTTCTCATAGGAGTGTCCTGGGTGATCAGATATATACTACTAGTTGACACTAGAGAGGCACAACATCATGGGAGCGATGACACCCCCGAGTCGTAAGTCTTGTTACAATTTTAGAGTGGTATCGATAGATAGAGTGTTGGACGGCGACACTATCGATGTCACTATCGATCTCGGTTTTGACCTTTATAAAAAAGAGAGAGTTAGAATTGCTGGTGTGGACACGCCAGAGAAAAGAACCCGAGATCTAGAAGAGAAAGCATTAGGTCTTGATGCCACCAACTGGATGAAAGAAAAGTTGGAGGGAGCAATCAATGGAGATGATGAACTCGCTGTTAGGACTGAACTGGTTGGTGGCATGGGTAAGTACGGTCGCCTTCTTGGTTGGTTATATATCGGAGATGCAGAAGTATCACTGAACGAGCAGATGATTGAGGAAGGTTACGCCTGGGCATACGATGGCGGAACCAAACAAAAGAACTTTGAAGAACTACGTGAAATCAGGAGAGAACATGGGACACTCGTTTGAATTAACTATGGAGGATTATACCATCATCCTCAATGCCTTACACTATTACAAGAAAGTAGAAAAGTATCCTAACTTCTCTCACTTCGATGAATCAAGAATTAATAAATTGAGAGATAAAATGGCATATCAACTTATTCCAAGTAAACATAGTAGACCAACTAAATAAATAAGAATCCACATCAAAAATGGTTATGAAAAAGTTTCTACCATTTGCTATGCTTCTGATGACCGCCACTGCGACCGCCACTGCGGCGCGTGCTGATATTACGTCAAGAATGTCTACTAGCATTCAATTAACTGTTGATGCTGCTGCATCACAGGCAACCAGATTGGGTTCGTCTTACGCAGTCTCTGGAAGCAATGTCACTGCTAGTACAATCGGAGGTCTTACTGCACCTGCTAGTGCAACTGCTGCGGCAACATTGTCTGCAGGTTCATACGCACAAACTACAGATGGAGATGCATTCTCTTTCTCCGAATCATATAATCAAGGTGATGCAATCCCAAGTGCTACAACAATTACTTCTGGTGTAGCACCTACTCTCCCGGCATTCGGAAATGTTACTACAAATGCCGGAGGTGTAGCTGGGACTCTAGCTGGAAGCATTGATTCTGCTGGCACGATGTCAATTACGGCAGGCGGAGCTGGTACTAGTGCTACCGGACAATTTGTGACCGAAATCTTCGTGAGGTAATCATGACTAGATTACAAGAAGCAATCGGTTTGGGATTGATTCTTGGTGTAATTCATGGTTTGGCACAACCTTCTTATTCAGTTCCGGTTGTGCCAAACTTTACTCAAGGCTCAATGACTAGCCGAACAGAAACAACTCAAACTATTAACGAAACCATCAATTCGATGGACTATAACACAGGTTATCAATACTCTGCTACGGGTAGTGGTATTACTGTTAATGGAAACCTGTCGCCGGGAACAGGAACAAATAATGTAACTATCGATGGAGTGACATCAACATGGACAGGAGTGACAAGCAAACCAACCTTTACTCAAACAACACCAGGAGGAGCGTTCCAGTTCACAGAAACGTATTCAGGTCCTGGTTTACAAAATCAAACTATCATCCAAAGAACAACGGAGGTTCAAAGTTTCACGGACACTACAAGTATCTTCTCGCAGTAGGACTTAGTTGTGTATTCCCGTCTCAAGCATTGGCTAATGTTGGTGGTGTTAGCGCCACAGCTGCTCCTGTTGCTAACTCTAGTGGTTCTGTTACAAATCAAGCGATACAAGTTTTACAAGGACCATACATCACCAACACATACGGATCAGGCATCCAATGTCAAGGAGCAACTAGAAATTTCACCCCTTACGTAACAGGTAGTGGATCTTGGACAAAACCCTATGAAGATTACTATGATGATCCTGTTTACGATCTTAGAGATCTCGATGAGGATGGTGCTCCTGACAATCCTGGCGATGTTCTTTACACCGTTCCTGTCAGAACCGGACAAAAAGACAACTACAGTTTAGGTGTTGGTTTTTCTATTACATGGTCTACACCATTAGATAAAGAAGCACAAGCACTATGTAAGGAAGCAGCACAAGCAAACATTGCTTTGATGCAACAACAAAATGCCAATAAAAGGCTTGACTTTGAGATCGCGAGACTCAAGAATTGTGGCGAGTTGATGTTACGTGGAATCCAATTCCACCCCAAGAGTCCTTACTATAAAGTGTGTGCCGATGTTGTGGTAAATAATCCACCCGGACACCAGCATCCACACGTACATGCTATCCCTTCTTCTTCTTCCTCGGAAAGTAAGAACGAAGAACTTTCACAGCGTGGTTCATCTGACGCTGCTCTGCTCGGCGCTCCCCTGCAGACAAGACTGGGGGTTTCTTCCCCCTTATCGAAGCAATCTTCTTCATCACTTTCTTCACAGCAGGTTTCACCGCTTTTAACAAAAGATCAGCAAGAGGTTTTGCGAGCAGTGCCGAGGTCGTCGCAATAACAGCAACGCCACCAACCTGAACAACTTGTCCACCACTAGGAAGTCCCTCTACTATTTGTCTTGGTAGGGGGACTTCTTCTGTTATCTGGACACAAGTCTGATCGATAAGTTCATAACCAGTAACTCTCTCCTTAAAACCATTGACATAGGTTCCTACTGGTTCCTGTGCTTGCTGCACTGCAGTAGGACATTCCACCTGAGCAGTAGCAACAGGTGGATTTACTTGTGGTGCCTCAGGAATCTCTGGTACAGGTGTGTCTGGTTTATCATTTGGGATAGGAGCAGACATGGTTGGAAGTATCTGCTCAGGTTCAAAGTTTATTGGATCATAACTAGGAACTCCAGAGTCACAATAAACTTTATTTCCTCTAGGATCATCTTGGAATAGATTATTATTCTTTCCAGAATTATTTTCGTTCGATTCTACACACCCAGGAATATTAACAACAGGCACACCAATATTTACTGTTACAGGTGGTGCAACAGGGATGGGAGGTGAAGAATAGTTAATGGTTTCAGTTATTCTCACGTCAGGAATGTCTAGACTCCTGACACTGATGTCTTTAATTTCCATTAGCAATCATTAAATACAGTACCAACTTGTGAACCCAATTCAGACCCTGCTTTCTGTCCTAGGAGTAGCGCCCAACCACCTGCCAACCAACCCACGTAGGGGATGCTAGCAACGGCAGGAACGGCGACTCCAGCAGCAATAGCACTACCTGCCATCGCACCTTGTGATCGTGCTCCAGCGTCCGCCGCGATACACTCTGCGCTTTTTACATGCTTTCCCTCAGTGTCCAGTGTTGAGGCACCTCCCATGTTACGAGTACCCTCCATAGTATATTGATCACGACGATACTCATTTCGTTTCTCAGTACCACCACCAAAGAATCCTCTCTTTTCTTTATCAAGTTCCAAAGACCTTTCAGACTCTAGAACTTTAGGATCATTAGCACGATATTCGATACGATAACCCTCTTTACCTGCTTCGATTGTATACGATGAGTAAGGACCACGGGGAAGATTAATTGCAGGAACCGATGGTGGTTCTGCTTTCCGATCAATCAGATAACCAAGAAGACCAATATGAGAAACACCAATCAAAATACCTACTCCAAGTGCAATTCCTTTGATGGGAGACTTGCTCGGTACATGCTCGGTAACTTGCTCGGTAGGAATATAATCTTTCTTTTCGTGGTTGAATATACTCATGGTCAGAAGGGGATAGCGGGACCAGTTGTGCTAGGAACAGCAGGACCAGTGACTTCTGGCATCGAAGGCATGGCAGCATCAATGAGACCAGGGAGAGCACCACTAACTGCCTCTACAGCAGCAGCAGATAGTTTCTCTCTCGCCTCTTCCATCATAACGTCGGCGTTCTTATACAAATAAACACCCCCACCGATGACTGCCAATGAAGTCAGTCCCGACAGGAGTGCAATAACGTTAATCAACTTTTGCATCTTTTTTCTCCACACTAGGTGCTTTGGTTTCTTCTTCTTTCTTTTTACTAGCAACCACCCCGAAAGTAGCTAAAGTCCCAGTAAAAACGCTGGCTATGAAAGTTGGATCGATATTTTTCTGAGGAATACCAGGAACAGTTACATAATTAAGGGTCAGAATTGCTGCTGACCAACCTAGAATAATAACACGTACCAGGGTAGATACC